CGTACATTGATGATACCGTTGTAATAATCATCTGTTTCAAGTACTCTGCGGTTAAACTGTTCCTTTGCCTCTAGATAACTCATAGCGCCTCTGCTTTGACATAGATACAAAATCTCTCTTGTAAAATTTTCTGGTCCTAGTTTTTCAACATCGGCGAGCAAATGATCTGAGGAACCCCAGTAATCTCGCCAATCGCTTTCTACTTTGCTTCTTCTTTTGTTTTTCTTGCCTTTGAGTGGTGGGCGTGTTTTCTTAAACTTGGCTAGTTTCTTGCCTATATACTTTTTATTATTGGTCTTATTGGTTATTAGATATACAAATCCTTCGCAATCTTCCGGTAATTCGTCTATATTTTCACCCTGATAAGTCCATAGCATATGGATACTTACCCTAGCCTATTCTTCTGGTGCCTTATTCTTGGAATTATGCTTATTGTGTACTTCATCCATACGTTGTTTAGCTAAAGATCTTATTTCACGTAGCCATTTGCGAGTTTCTCTGTGTGTTCGCACTGAATTTCTTGCTTCAAACGCTTCATTTGCCTTGAAATATGCCATATATGCCTTTGTTAGCTTATCATGTATATCATCATTCATTCTTTGCTATCTCTATCATGCGTTCTACTAAACTGCCAAATCCTACCTGTCTCTGCATGGTCAAAAGATTTCTTATTCCCAAGCCTTCAAAACTTTCCAATGTCAGCTGTGCTATAGCACTACGGTGTTCACCATTTAATAGATCAACTAAAACTTTTGCTGTCCCTTTTGTTATCCAAGCATCTGCGTCATGTTTGTAAGACATTGTACCATCTTTATTAACTTTTCCTACTACCCACAGATTACTAGCACAACCTCTGATTTTATTTTCGTCTATTTTATCCTTATCTTCCAACGGCGGAACTTCTCTAGCAATGTCAATAAGATATTGTAATCTATCATGTCCTTCTAAAGGAGCCATTTCTTCACCACGATTTTTAATCTTATCTAATATCATCTTTCATTAAATATTTCCACGTCATTTTCATAAGAAGTAAATCCATTTTCTTTTATCACTTTAAGTACATGCGTTACACGACCAACTAATTCATCCTTATGCGAGATAAGATAAACGTTTTTACTGCGTTCTCTTCCCATCTTTTTAAGTATTGCTAAACTATTTTCAACTCCTGAAGTATCCATACCTGAATCAACAAGCTCATCAATGAACAGTAGATTAATATTTTGATACAAGCTCTCCCAAACATCTCTGAAAGCAAAACTCATACCAAGAATCAACCTATTACGCTCACCTCTGGAAAGATTGTCAAAATCAAGATCTTGACCTAACTGTGTGATCTCAACACTCAAATCGTTCATAAACACAACTTGATGTGGCAATCCTAGTTTGTCAAGATAATGTGTGAGCCTGTTGTTCAGATATGCCAAGTTTTGATCAATAATCTTTTTACGTATAAAACTATCTTTGTTTGTTAACAGTTTTAATAAGAACTCTTGATGTTCTTTTAGATCATTGAGTGCGTTGATTGTGGTCCAATCAACTTCTTGGATTCCTGTTTTAGTTAAATCATCAATTTGCTCCTGATAAGGATCTGTTTCTGATTGACTATTCTCTAATGCTTGTTTAAGTTGTGCTACATTTTGCTTATGATCATAAACTTCTTTGATAGTTTCATAAAAAGTATCAGGCCGACCATTTATATCACCTATCTCAGTAAGTTCTTTGTTTGCTTCAGATAGCTTATCTGTTATTTCTTTTTGATACGCAACAGCATCTTCAAGCTCTTTGGCTTTTTTGCTTTCAATTTCTTTTACTTTATCTTCCTGTAGCTCTTGTCCACAAGCATAACACACAGCATTATCAAGTTCTTCAATATCCTTTTTTACTTTGTCTACTGAATTGTTTGCTCTTAACAATGTAGAATCTAGTGTTGCTGTTTCTTTCTTCAGTGTATTAATTCTTGTGTTTAATTCTTCCCAGTTTTTAAGTTTTTCATGTTTTTCCAATTCACCATCAACGTCAAGATGTTCTAGTTCACTTATACCTCTTTGTAATTTTTCAAGATTTGTCTTTTTATTTGTTTCCCAAGCACTTTGTTTTATCTTTAGGCTGTCTATGGTTTCTTTTATTCTTTCGTTGCTTTGTTGCTTGGCATTTATGTTTGCGTTTTCTTCTGTAATACTATCTCTAGTTTGTTTTATTTTTTCTTTTAGACTTTCTGCTTTTTCAGAAAGTATTGTTATACCAAGTAGCTGTTCAATAATATCCTTTTGGTCATTTACTTTCATGCTTAAGAACGGTTCTGTGTATGTGTTTAAGGCAAGTATGTGCTTAAACATGTTATGACTCATTCCTAATAGTTCATTTATTGTTTCTTGTGTTTTACGGCTGTCTCCTTGACTTTCATCAGTCATTTCTTGTTCTTGATCGTTCACAAAAAACTTTAAAAGATTAGGACCACGTCCTCTTTCTACTTTATAATCTGTACCGTCTTTCTCAAAAGTTAAAGTAACCAACATTCCTTTGTTGTTGGTTTTGTTTATTAAATTATTTCTTTTGATATTTGTCAATGCTATACCATACAAAGCATAGCTTAATGCGTTTATTATTGTTGTTTTACCAGTTCCATTACGTGAACCCATATCATCGCCACCTTGATCAAGATTTTCACCAAGTACCAGCGTTAATTGTTGTTTGTCAAAGTCAACGGCTTGGGTTTGATTACCCACACTCATAAAATTTTTTACTGTAAGGCTTTTAATTTTTATCATAGTTCGTCATATATCCTCAACAGCGTGTTTTTGTCATATTGTTCAGTGTCAATTGCTGTAATCTCCTTCGTTACAATTTGATCTACACTTTCAAATGTGCTAATATCAATGTCAGTATGAATTTCTTCATCCTTCTGACTTGGAATAAGTGTTATTTCTCTACAATCATAATCGTTTACAAATGTTTCTTTTATAAAACTAGCTTCTTCGTAAGATATGGGAAGATCCAATGTAACTCTTAGATACATTTTACTTTTTAATAATTTGTCTTTTTCGTCTAGCAGTTTAGATAGTTTTAAAGTTCTATACTTTGGACAATCATCCCAGTCTATATATACCGGTTCTTTATTGTTTTCTTTATCAAGAATCATCATGCCACGCTTATCATCCCATGCGTCTGCGTAGTTGTGTGGAAAAGCGTTTCCTAAATAATGTATTTTTCCTTGTACCTGTCTTTTATGAAAGTGTCCTGAAAATACATAGTCCTGATGTTTAAAGTGTTCAGCTTTTAATTCACCTGTATCGGGCATCTGTACCATGGCATTCATATAGAAGTTAGGAAGTTCAAAATGACCAAACATGTATTTGGCCTTTATCTTTGATATCTGTTTCCATTCTTCACCTACTAACCAAGGAACAAGAACAACATCATCTTCTTGTAATATTTCATCTACGTATGTTATACCAGGAATGTGTTTACCAAACTCTAAAGAATAGATATCACGCTTGTCCTTATAATAAAGATCATGGTTACCAGCAAAGAAATAAAACTTTTCAAATGCCTTGCCTAGCTTTTCTAAACATCTTGTTGTAGTATCAAGTGTCTGTACGTTTATAGTATTACGATTGTGATGCCAATCTCCGCAAAATATACCAGTTTCGCAACCATTTTCTTTTGCTTTTTGGATAAACCAATCTACAAATTCTTCACAATCTTGTAAATGAACTTTACTGTTAGACTTCAATCCAAGATGGATATCAGTAAAAACCGCCGCTTTTTTAAACAAAATACAATCCTTCCTCTAGCATTATAGTAGAAAACTAAAAGTTTGTCAATCAGTTTTTTGAGTTTTTTGGTTAGCTAAATTATGATCACGTTGTTGACGCTCCCATTCTCCTTTAGCTTGTCTTGTGTAGCTAGGATTCATATGATTCATTTCTAAAATGTCATCTCTAATATTTTGATTACGTTTTTCAATATTAATAACTCTTACAAATGAATTAGTCACTGCCGCAGTATAATAAGCAAAAGGATTATTAGATTTGGATTCGTCAAACTGTAATCCAATCTGAGATAATTGGAGTATTGCCTGTCCACGCATCTCATCATTGTATGTGTATCCTCTAACATTTCCTCTTGTGGCATATCTATCACATAGTTTCATCCACATTAAAGCAAGTTTATTTGTAACCTTGCCGCCGTCTTTGGTAAAATTACCGTTCTCCATTCCTCCTTCCCAATGACTCTTACCAACACAAATTAGTTCTCCTGCATCATTGTATTTGTAATGTTGAAACGGAGGAAAGTTTACCTTTGTTTTTGTATCTGCTATTGTTTTTGGATTTTTCTTACGTC